GCGGTTGCAGCCTTATTCGCAAGAATTGCTACGTTCACTGTTGGGTTAAATAAAACGAAATGCAACAAATATGCGATGATAGTAGTCGATTTGCCAGATTGTCTAGGAAGTTTACAAATAGTAAACCGATTATTATGAAATGTCCCTACCATTTCCTTCTGAAAATCGTAGAGTTTAAATGGAATAAGGCCTAGGTCTAGAGAAATAATTTTAATATATGTCTGTATAAAATACAGAGGATCATTCATACACTTGGCATATTCCTTGACCTCTTCCTGAGTCCACTCTTGAGCAACATTGGCTTTCTTTAGATTAGGATTTCCTAAATATGTTTCCATTTCTAACCTTCTATTAAGAAATTACATGCTATACTTATTCTTATCGCATCTTTAGTTCCAGCACCAACACCATGTTCTAACCAACTTGGAAATATTATTGCTTCCCCCTCATTAAAAGGTCTTTTTCTAATCACATTAGCATATGGTTGTTTCAAATAGTGATGAGACTTATCCATATATTCTAATAATCTAGGGTCTTTAAGATAAAGATTTGCATCCTCTGTTGGTGTAACATAATAGACACACGACCAACTAGCTTCCTCATGAATATGAGGCAAAGTACATTCACCTTTTCGACTTATGTTAGCCCAACTATTAATCATTCTGATAGAAGCATTATCAACATAAATTTGACCTAATATCTCATTTACACCAATAAGAAGAGATTTTTTCAAATCAAGAAATTCAGAATCGAGTAGGTCTTTATTACTTTGCCACCCACTACCCTGTATAGAATCAAAACGAAAACCTAAACCTTTTTGTTCTCTCTCTAAAATTTTGTTTTTTATTTGTTCATTATCAATATTATTAACTGTAAAAGTATATGTGGTGGTAGGCCACATGTATCTACTTTTTACATTTTCAATTACTTTCATCCTTTAATTTATCCTTTAACATAGTCTGAAGTTCTTTAGTAGAACCAATGAATAATGCATTTGTTACATTCTTAGGTGCATTATTAGGCACCTCTTTTAACTTACGCATCTTCTCTTGCAAATCACCTAGTTTTTCGGTAACTTCTGCGACCTGTTTGATAAGATTTCCAGCAACCTCATATGTTCTTGGATGCTCACTTTCTTTTGCAAGTTCCAATATTCCATCAATCGCAGCTGAACCTTTTTCAACCAAGTTGTAAAAATTTTCCCTTTGGTATTCATAGTCTCTTTCTATATCATCCTCATCCTTAACCAAATAGGGTACAACCTCAGAGTTATCAGGTATAATCTTAGGAACAATTTTATCTATAACACCAAGTTCTTTATCAATTCGTAATCTAGAATCTTTCGTCATCATGATTTATTATCATCTTCACCTGTCTCTGGATTATAACCTTGTGCATCTTGGAAGAATGACGTAGTTTCATTAAATCCGAAATCATCATCAGCATCAGCAGTTGAGGGACTTGGAGTAACTTTATATCTCTGTTCCCGTTTTGGTGATTTATCTGGCATGTCTGTATACTGATCAACTTGAACCGTTTTGATTACCTTAGCAGAGGTTACTGGTCCGTACAGATAGAATTTAGTAGTGAATGATAACGTATATATTAATGCTCTACGATTAGTAAAATCACCGTCATAGCTATCTTCATATCCAATACTATTTAAGACAATAGGAACATCTCTAGTAATACCCATATCACTCATATCATTAATAGTTAATGCATAGTCTGGTTGAAAATAAGGAAGAATCTGTTCTACAATTTGCAGAGAGTCATCAGATTGTTTAGCCATTATATACAATTCAAACTCTAAATTATATGGAACAGGCATATATTGAGTATCTAATTGTTTTGTGTTTGCTCCCTTTACTTTCTTAAATCGTTGAACTCTGCTCATCTTTCTAGTAGCATCATAAGCAAGATTTTTAATTTCAAAACCAATTCTAGGAAGAGTAATTGCAACCTGTTTTGTTAAATCTGCATCTTCACGCAAACGTACTAAAAACTTTTCTCTTGGACCGTATGCAAGAGGAACCTTCATGGTTTGTATTATTGTTCCAGAATTATCCTTACGAACAAGCTGAATATCATTAAACATCGAACCGAAAGAAATAACAATTTTTCGTATTGTTTCGTGATAAAATTGTTGTCCTAGCATTATGAACTACTCCCTACATCCCCAAATGGATTTGATTCACTGAAGTCCAAAATTGTCCTACTCTTGATTTCAAATAGTTCATTTTGAGCTGTTTTATCTTGATCAAAGTCTCCTACTATATAGTCTTCCTGTATCAGATATGCATCATCACCACTATCAGCAGCCTGTTCAAGTAGAATACTTTCACCAACAGAAGTGCTATCACTTTCACCAAGTATGTTATCACCATCTGTTTCTTCAAGTAGTAATCCAGAAGCAACATCGTCATCAGTACCATATTCCAATCTAATATCTTCTGTAACTGCTGAAGACTGTTCCAGAGTAAATTGATATATAAGTGCGTCCTGTGATTGTTCACTTTCAATCGCATCAATATCTGAAATACCAGTATCAATAATTTCAGAACTGTAATCGTACAGACGGCATCTCATCTTATAAACAGGATTATTATCTAGTTGATAAAATGGCTCATCGTGATCCACAAAATTAATCTGAAACATCTTATCAAGAACTGGATGATAAATTACATCACCTTCTTGTGGTCTGTCAGAGTCCGTTGCAGCTGTATCCTGTATAATATAAAAATTGTTATCACCAGTGACCGTTGTTAAAATAGAAGAAGAAGATGACTGATCTATAGTTCCAGCTTCTAATAATATTGAACCGCCAGAACTCGTATCTGTTCCGTCTTGAATTTGTATCTGTCTATCTAATTCTTGAAATCTTTCTTTATTAACAACAAAGGTTGCCTCACTTAAATTCTGCAAACCAAACTGATTCATTAATTCTTTTTCACCAGCAAATCCACCATCAGCATCTTCCATATACATTTCTATGGGATGTTGTGTTCTATATTTGGAAAGAGAATCTTCTCCCCATACTGTATCTTCTGCAACAAGAGTACGATCCATATAATAAACATCATGGCCATAAATCTGTATAGCCTCTTTTATAAGGTCACTATATAAATTTCTTTCAGTTGTAATGGAGTGAAGATTGTTTGTATGAAATGATGTATTAACTGCCATTCACTTACCCAACCATATAGTTTATAGGCAACTCAAATGCAAGTTGAATCTCTTCCTCAAGTTTATTTTGTTCTTCTAATGCTTGAGTATATAAAGTTTCACCATTCATAGTAACACCACCGAGCATAGTTACACCATTAAACTTGCTAAGATTTGCTCCCCATTGTTTTTTGAGAAGGGCAGTTGTATATCTTTTCAGATAAATGTCATCGTAAATATCTGTGTATGTTGTTGGGTCTAATTTTCGATAACATTCAATAATCATATAGTCAACATCAGCTGTTACATCATTTTCCCAATCCATATCAATATAAAGACGATTTTGATGCTGATTAAAACGAATAGGAGTTTCACCGACAAGAATATGTTCTAGAAAATCAAGATTTTGCATAGTCATTTCGTATTGAATGACAGATGTTGAAGAGAAATCAAAAAGATCATTCAATCGCAATTGATAACGAATATCGAACATACCACCACCACCACCTGTATCGGTAAATGGAAATACTTGCACTACAGACACAACAGAACTTGGAATTGGAATAAAGTTCTTTCCTTCCTTCCAAGTAGCAGTAATTGAATTGTCAGCAGTATCAGTTGCAGTAGTCGATGCGTCAGAACGAGCTCGAGTTACTTCATCAGAAGTTATAAGATGTTTTAGATACATTTTCTCAATACCATCATAATGATACTGAGCAAAATATTGAAGTGCTTCATCCAGACGATCATCAGCCTGATCATCAGATACGTTAATATCAATAACTCCATATCCAAGTGCTCTAAGGCAATAACTTTTTAATGTAGCTTTTGTTGAAGGCGTAGCCATACTTTGTATTCCTTTTCTACATATTTATATGTAAACTAACCTCAGTAACCGCCCTCCAAATTATGAATTATTTACCAATAATTGTGTTAGAAGGTGCTTAATCTCATGCATTTCTGATTTAAGATGATTTATTTCTCTGGTTGTGTCTCGTATTTCATCTCTTTGTCTTTGTGCAGATGCAGCACGCTTTTTTGCTTGGTCATATGCATCGACGTTACGATTAATAATAGCATGAGATTTACCATCTCTAACTAAATTTGGATGGCCTTCAACCTGTTTATATACTCTTTCCATTTTATGTCCCTAATGCTATACACCTCAATGCTTTAATTCTAGGTGGTTCTGCACAGTTAGTTCCCTGCATAATAATTTTAATCTGAAAAGATATAAACTCTTGCAAAGAAGTTCCAAAACCATCATCATCAATTTTAATATACCAAAGACCATTGGCTAGTTTTGAATATATTCCAGAAGTATCATCAAAATTAGTTCCACTAGTTAATGTCAAAGTAGTTTGTGTAGAAGTAATAGCACCATTTAAAGTTGTAGTTGCTGGAGATTTGACTCCAGAAATTGTCACATTATTAGTTGTAGCATACATATGATGATTGGGATGATTGACTTTCATTGTAGTACCATCATCAGTAATAATAAGTGGGTCTTTAGCTAAAGTTTGTGTTGGAACATCATCGTTCGTTAGTGCTAAAACACCACTAGCAGTCGGATCAAAAAGAGCACATTTCACAGTGAACTTCAAATCTTCCATCGGACTCATATTCCACGCACTATTATTACCAGATTTATATAGAATACCAACATGAGGCTGTTCAGATATAGTTCGTGTACCACCAATATCAGTTTCGCCCATTCGGGAAATCCAAACCTTATGCGTTGCTGTTGTTGCTATTAGAACAATACAATATTCAGTCTCCGATTCTACATAAACTGGTGAAGAAAATGTATATGTTGTTGCTGTAGCAGCAGTATCAGAAATATTAATATCTGCTGGATTTTTTGTTACTCTACCAAAAGGTAAAAGTTTGGGGCCAGGGTATCCATTCACAACATTGTGTAACTGCAGCGTTACAGGAAGAACATATACATTTCCTTCACCAGTTTATGTAG